GTATTAGTTGTAACTGCAACGTTGCTTCTTAAACTTCTAAAATCTTTGCTTCCTAAACTATTTGCAGTAATAACATTTGCGGTAACGTTTCCAACTAATGAGATATTACCACCTACGTTAATATTGCCAGTTAAACTGATAAACCCTGTGTTAATATTGCCACTGTCTATATTACCTGAAGTGCTAATTACTCCGCTTGTTAATAAATTAGCACCAGTAATGTTACCACTTGCGCTAATTATGCCTGTATTAAGATTTGCACTTGTAATATTACCTGTTGCACTAACTATACCGGTGTCTATGTTGGCAATATTTGCATTACCAGTCGCACTTATAATGCCTGTGTTTAGGTTCGCACTTGTAATATTTCCGCTTGCGCTTACGATACCGGTGTTAACATTTGCTACTATTATGTTACCGGTTGCGCTTATCACACCAGTATTAAGATTTGCACTTGTAATATTACCAGTTGCACTAATTATACCGGTGTCTATGTTAGCAATATTTGCATTACCTGTCGCACTAATAATGCCTGTGTTTAGGTTCGCACTTGTAATGTTACCAGTAGCTGTAATAATACTAGTATCTATGTTACCAATATTTGCATTACCACTTACACTTAGGCTTGTTAGTGTGCCAACACTTGTAATATTTGGTTGACTTGCGTTAACTACGTCACCTGCGTATGCAGCATAGTTTGCATTAGCGACGGTGCCAGTAATACTTGTTGCTTGAATGTTACTTAAGTTGTTGCCACTACCAATAAAATAGTTAGCTGTTACTGCATTACCTAAGTTTGCATTTGCTGCTGTGAGATTACCTGTTAAGCTTAGTGTAGTACCACTTGCATCACCAATAACAGGGGTTATAAGCGTAGGTGTGTTTGCAAGCACAACAACATCACCGGTGCCAGTTAGGTTAGCTAAACTAATTTGTTGTCCTGTAACCACTACCGGACTTACACCAACGTATGTGATAGCTGCACTGAACAGAGTAAATGTTATATTCGTAGTACCTATTATAATTACACCGGCAGTGGTTAAAACAAAGCTATCGCCTGCACCTGTTGTACCACTTTCTACGTAGAAATAGTCCCCTTCTCCCAATCCAAATGTATCGGTTGGATGATATTTTTCACCGTCAGATGATCTTGTAAGCACCCAATTAGTTGATATTGTTCCTACAGTTGTTACATCATAAACACCATTTTCATATGCATTTGTTTGTGCAACTACCAATACACGTTGACCCACTGTGAGATTTACGTTATCAATACTTAATGGAGCTTGTGTTCCTGCATTAGTGAGCGTCGCTCCTAAGCCAGGATTACCTGTTGCACCAATTGTTAGTGAAGTCCCATTCGTAAATGTAGTTGCTTGAGGACCATGGAAAGTAGTGCTTAGTGTGAACTGATTTAATGCCGGCGTGCTAAAGACAAAATATGCAACACCTGATGTTAGCCCATTTGACGTGGTTGAAGGCACAATAACATCGTCAACATTTAATCCATGATTAGCCGATGTGGTGAATATTGAATTAGAAGTTATATCTGTTATAGTAAGTGCCGTTCCACCATTGATATAAGATGCGTTCAAATCACCTGTAGTGCGAACTATAACTGGATCATGAATATGTAACCCAGCAGCAGTCTGTTGGTCAACATATTCTTTAGTAGCTAATTGATTTGGCTGTGTAATATTACCATTAGCATATACTGCATTAGCAAATGTAGCAACATTACCTATTAAACTAGTATTAACTGTAAGATTAGTTAATATAGCATTATTGCCAATGAATACGTTTGCTGCTACGTTACCATTAATATCACGTAATGCCAATGTGTTGCCAATTGCTGCGGTGTTAGCATTTAAATAACCACTTGTTACATCTACCCATTGATAACTTACGCCATCATATGTGTAAGTATATGTTCTATCATTGTCTGTATCATACCAACCATCACCTGCTTCTGGGTTACTAGGCGCACCTGATTGTACAGCATATGTTGGTACAGTTTTGCCAGCTCTAGTAATGTTTGTTGTTACAGATAAATTGCCACTTATTGTAGCTACGTTGGTTGAGTTATTAAATGTGAATGCGTTACTTGCACCTGTATTACCTGAATTATTAAAAATAATTTCATAGTTGTTTCCCGGTGCTGGTATATTACTTAATATTGTTCCAGTAAAATTACCTATAAATGTATTAGCAGTTACGTTACCCACAAAGCTACCGTTAGCAGTGCTGTTCAAGTTACCAACATTAGCATTACCTGTTGCACTAATGCTAGTTAGTATTCCAACACTTGTTATGTTTGGTTGTGCATTTGTAGTGACCGTACCTGCAATGACTGCACTATTAGCTGTATTTGCTAATTCACTATTCGCTGCAAAGTTTGCATTAGCAACGATGCCGGTAACGTTTGGTCCATATATGTTTGCTAATGCATTGCCATTACCTACAAAATAATTAGCAACTACTGTATTACCTAAATCGGCATTGCCGCTAGTTATGTTTCCCGTTACACTTAATAATGTTAGTGTACCTACACTTGTGATGTTAGGTTGAGCATTTGTAGTTACTGTACCTGCTGTTACTGCTACTGTAGCATTAACAGCGTTTGTGGCGTCTCCTGCAAAAGTTGCATAGTTTGCATTTGCAACTTCTCCTACAATATTAGCACCCAAATAATCAAATAAGTTATACGCATTACCTGAAAAATAATTTGCAATTACCAATGCGCCTAAGTTAGCATTGGCTGCATCAATGTTCCCACTTACACTTAAACTTGTTAATGTACCTACACTTGTAATATTTGGTTGGCTAGCTGTTAATATGTTATCTGCATACAATGCATAGTTTGCGTTTGCAACTATACCTGAGACATTTGCACCTGCGACATCTGACAGATTATAACCATTACCAACGTAAAAGTTAGCAGTAACAATATCACCTAAATTAGCATTTGTTGCATCTACATTACCACTTACTGTTAATGTTATAAGTGTTCCGACACTTGTAATATTTGGTTGACTAGCAGTAGTAACGGTTGCTGCAGTATTTGCTATATCAGTACTATCCGCATAAATTGCGTTTGCTACAGTACCTGTAACATTGCCACCATCAATATTACTTAGGTTACTACCATCACCAATAAAGAAATTACCATATACTAAATCGCCTAAATTAGCATTACCTGAATTTACATTACCAGTGACGCTTAAATCTATTAGTGTGCCTACGCTTGTTATATTTGGTTGTGCGTTTTCAGTTATATTACTTGCATAATATGCAAAGTTAGCATCAGTCGAAAATGCTGCATTAGAAACTTCACCATCAATGTTTGCTGCAGTTATATTAGCTAATGCTGCACCATTACCTATGAATACATTTGCCCTAAGATTACCTAACTCATGTATGGTGATTGAGTTATTAACCATTGACACATTACTTGCTACTGCAAATTCTGCATTAGCACTTACCCAACCCATAAATGCATCTACAGGTAGTGTAGTATAGTAATGCATTAATGATCCACGATCAAATGTATCGTTTGCAGTCAGTGGATCTCCATTAGGATTGCCACCCATTTCAATTATAGGATCTTTGACAATTAAACTAGATACGTCAGCATAAATTGTATTGCCGTAAACAATTAAGTTACCCAACATAGTAGTATCGCCCTTAACTAAGAGCGAGCTATTACTAATCATTCCATTGGCTTCGACAAAATCTACATTTGCATTACCAATAACAACAAGATTACCTAAACTACCAACTGCTGTAATGTTAGGTTGGCTTGAACCTATGACATTAATAGCAGCATTTGCTTCATTAGAATTAATTGTATTAAGTGAGTATTCAGCATAATTGGCGTTTGCTACGGTACCAATAACTGCATTACCCTCAATGTATGATATATAAGCACCATTACCAATAAAGAAGTTCGCAGCAGTAACGTTACCTGAGTTGATTTCGCCTATATTTGCGTTTCCAACTACGCTTAAATCGGTAAGAGCACCTACACTAGTTATGTTTGGTTGATCAGCTTCGCTTACATAAAATGCTAAAGTAGATACAGTTGCTAAATCAGAATAGGTTGCAAAGTTAGCATTTGATACAGTGCCAACGACATTGGGACCTGGTATATTAGATAACAATGCAGCATCGCCACTGTATACAGGGGCGTATAAAATGTTTAGTGTAGGATTGTAATATAGATTGGCGTCACCATCTAATACACCAAAATTATTATACTGTAACGCTCCAAAGGGGCCTTGCGGTGTTCCTCCGCCTCCTGAAATTGTTTCAAAACTTAAATTACCTAAACCATCAGTAACAATAGCCTGACCATTACTACCACCTAATATTGTTATACTACCAATACTTCCTAATGCTGCGCTTGTAGTTACGTTTAATACATTTGCCACAACGTTGCCGTTGGCGTCTATAACGTCAATTGGATTGTAGCCTACCGAAAAACCTTCTTCTGAATTAAACTTAACTATTGCCATTTTATATCATTCTATATTGTGTTGTCCAAAGTGTTGAGTTACTAGTAGCAGGAGTAACAGCCAATGAAAGTAATCCTGAATCATATATTACTCTTAGTTGACCTACTTGCCCTCCCATATTAACTGAACTGTATACTGTATAGTTTGCCGAAGTTCCATTATGAATTCCTGATAACGAAACTACTGTGTATTTGCCACCAACTGCTTCTTCTCCCTTTACTAAAAATTCTGCTCCACGTATTACGTTGGCATCTAAACTAGTAATAATTTGATTAGCAGAAGTTGATGTGGTTGTTAATGTTGCCCAACTTAATGCGGTGTTACCTATGTTTATGCTTGTATTTGCAGTAATATTATTAGCAATTACGTTTGATGTTATTCCTACATTACCTGTTACATTGCCACCAACAGAAGTTACTGTAATTATGTTTGCAACACCATTTGCACTTATCGTAACATTTGCATTAGCATTTACAACAACATTACTATTGCCATTTGTAAGACTTGAAGTAGATATTGTTGTGAAAAATAATTGTCCGTTACCGTATGTTGCTACTACTTGATTTGCTGTTCCATCAACATTTGGATATGTGAGTGTTCCAACTGTTAAACTACCTACGTTTGCTCTGTTAGAGGTATCAATATTACCCGTAACGCTTAAAGATGTCAATGTGCCAACAGCCGTAATATTGGTTTGACTAGCCTGCAGAACTGTTCCATCTAAATTACCTATGAACGCATTACCTCTTATATTTGCAAATCCATTCGAAGCAACGATTTCGTTTGTAAAACTAGTTACATTTGATACTGCTTGAAATTCTAAATTAGATGTTTTCCAAATAAATGCTTGATTGTATGGCCCTGATCCATTACTATAGTAATTATGTAATATTAAACCTCTATCTTTACCATCATATGCCCCAATGTTGGCGCCATTAGCATTTCCACCTAACGAGATTAATGGATCTTTTATAGCGAGTTCACTTACGTTGATATAATTAGTATTACCATTAACTGTTAAATTGCCCGATACTAATACATCACCTTGATTAAACGTGTTACCAGTAACACTTAGTGTAGTTACTACTGTATTACCTTGCAAATCAATATTTGATAATACAATATTACCGTTAGACTGAGTTATACTTGCGTTACCAATGTATATGGCATTGCCTATATATAAATTACCCCATGTTTGCCCAGTAGTGCCTAAGTTTGCTTGATTATTGGAACCTGGTAATAAGTTACCTTCAACAAAACCCGTTACTGATAAATTTGCTGTTGTGGTTAATATGCTAGCTGAAAGATTACTTGAATTTACATTACCGGCAACACTTAGTGTGTTACCAGAAAAATTATTACCAGTTATATTTCCATTTGCGCTTATGACACCATCAGTAATTATGTTTGACCCAGTGACATTACTAGAAACACTTAGTAATCCAGTAAGTTCGATGCCTGCATTTGAAATTACTACTACATTATCTGTGCCTGCAATGCTGATAGTTACATTAGCATTATTATAAACATAAACATTACTTGTGCCATTTGCTATAAAATGATTATTAGCGTCGGCAAAACCTAATATACCGTTACCATCTGTTACAAGAACTTGATTAGGAGAACCATCAACTGTTGGGTAGAAAATATTACTTGCAACTAAAGTTGTGATGTTTGCAGTACTATTAACTTGTACGTTAGAAACATTTAAGTTAGCACCAATGTCTAAATTTGTTGTTATGTTTGCATTTGCTGCTATAAGATTTCCTACAACAGACAATGATGTTAGGTCTCCCAAACTAGTTACGTTTGGTTGATTTGCAGTTATAAGTGTTCCATCAAAATAATTCGCTGTAATTAAATTAGCATTACCAATATTTTGAACTGAGAAATTACCACTGAGCGTTAATACATTACTTACTTCGTCAAATTGAAAAGCATCACTTGACCCTGCGTTTCCACTATCATTATATAAAACAGAAGTATTAGTTCCAGGTACTACAATATTACCTGATATGTTACCAATAACATTACCTAAAAAGAAAGGCGCTGTTACATTACCACCTGATGATATTGTACTAACTGTTACTAGTGTGTTTGTTTGTACTGAGCCATTTAATAATATGGTGCTATTAGCAGGATAAAATAATAAATCGGGACTTGCACCAAAGTCCCCAAAATTGTTAAACTGTATTTCGTAAGGGTTACCTGCAGGTAATTGAAAGTCAACTGGATCCCCGTTCGCATATCGATAATTGTCTGTTAATACAACGTTTGCAAAAACATTGCCGGTTAGATTAGCATTACCTGTAGTAATGTCACCGTTAGAAAGAATAATTACAAAAGGATTTTCACCTACCGAAAAGCCACCTACGGAATTTAGTGCTTTTATAGCCATTTAATTTTAACTCTCTTTGTAGGAAGTTACCATTATTTTATAGCTGGTAGAATATGAAGTTAATGGTGTTACTACCAATTCAACATTGCCTGTGTTATATTGTACTTTAAAATCTCCTACTCCGCCATTCATGTTTATCGTTCCGTATTCATAGTAACCTACATTACCACCTAATACGCTTGCAACCAATTTACTTGTTTGTCTTGTATTAGATGTAGCATCAGTTGCTACAACAGTGTAATCAATAGAACAAATTGCGTTAGCAAAAACTCTATGCAGCACTTGGTCCTCTGCCATACTAGCTGTGATGGCAAATACTGCATTTTGTGTAATAAGTTGATTATTGCCTGCACCTATGCTTAATGCATTTGTACTTAATGATCCAGTAACTGTAACTCTATCTTCTACTTTATCAAAGGTAAAATTACCTGAGGCATTCGCAAGACCTGAATCATTAAAAATAACAGATGTGTTAACACCTGGTACTGTGATGTTAGCTGTAATATTACCTACTAGGTTACCATAAAAAGTGTTTGCAGTGATATTTCCTGACGCACTTATGTCTTGTGAACTTAAGTTAGCAATATTACCAATATTACTTAAAATGTTTCCGTTTTGATCAACTACTTGTACAGGAGGTATGCTAACTGAGTAACCACCGACTGAATTAAAAGGATCTAAAGCCATAATTGTCCCAATATAAATTTATCTAGTATTTATCAATTTTGGAGAGATCGTTCCTACGTGAAAAGCCAGTGTAGCCAACAAAAAAGCGCACATAAGTGCGCCTTTCTGTTCTTCCCATCCCGAGTGGAAATTATTGGAATGTTAGGTTGCTTACAGCGATTTCACCAACATAGTCAGCCGCGTTACCGAAGCTGCTTGCAGTGTTAGTTAACTCGATATAACCATAACGAGTCATGAAGCTAACTACTGGCTCAAATGTTGATGGATCTAGAACAACACCACTGCTCATCAATGGAATGTATGGGCAATAGAATGCTGCTGCGTCAGTTTCGCTTGATCCTTTGTAACCAACTAGAACTGGAGTTGTGTCAGGAGCATAGCTATCAACGAATACACGCATTGCGCCATTTAATGTACCAACAAACTTAGTGTTTGTAGGTGCTTCAAATGTACCTTCTGTAGTACGTGCAAATGCTGAAGTTGTAGCTGACTGTAGAACAGTCAATGCTGCTGAAGAAACAACTGCCCAGTTACCTGCACCACGACGAGTACGTTGTGCAATTAGGTTAGCAACACGATTGATTAGAACAGCTAAAGCAGCGTGTTCGTCACCAACGTAAGTAGCAGTACCTGATACTGTAGCTTGGTTGTATGTAAACTCTGTTGATGCAAGAGTACGTAAGCTTAACAAGATTTCCTGATCAATTTCAGCAGTGATTTCTTGTGCTAGAGCAGCCATAATTTCTGCTTCAACATCAATACCATGCTGACTTTGTGCATCTTGTGCAGCTTCAAATGTCCAACGAGCTTGTAGCTTACGTGACTTAGCTTCAACCGCTTGACGTAAAATTTGAACACTGATCTGACGACCGCCGTTACCTTCCATCGCAGCAGTATCGTTAGCTGTGTAGCTAGTTACTGTTGGGTTAGCAGCACCACCTGGTGTACGTGAGTACGCCTGAGCGATCTTGAATGGGCTTAATGCTTCTTCACCTGCTGTTACACTTGTTTGCGCTGCGCTGTTGTCAGTTAATGACTGAGCATAACGTACACGTAGTGTATGAATCTGACCAACCGGACCAGTCATTGGCTGAACGCCGACTAGTTCGTTAGCGATAACAGTAGGCATTACACGACGGATAACCGGTAGAATTACACGGTTAAGAGTTGCGATATTACCTGCTGTTGTTGTACCAGCTGAACTTTCAGATAGTAACTGTTTGCGAGTATTTTCTAATAAAACACCCATAGTTGAACGACGATTTCCTTTTAAGCCTTCCATCAGAGCTTCTTTGGCTTCGTCCCAACGGCTTTCTAAGAGTACTTGTGACATAATTATATTTCTCCTAATCTAATGTCTTTTTATTTTAAAGCCCTGCCAAACGCTTAATATCGATTACATTGTCACGATGTGACTCATCATCAACTTTTGGTTTGATTGCAGCTTTATCTCCAGTTACTTCTTTTACTGATTCATTAATCATAGCCTTTTTAGTAACAGGCTTTTCTGATCCAGTATTGAGTACTGCTGGAAGATACTTGTCAAAAGCGTTTTGCAGACGTGGTGTCTGTACGCTTTCCAATAAGTTCTTCATTAAACCTGCTTTCTCCTCATTTAGAGTTGATAGCAATTCACCCATGATCTTATTGCGCTCATTGGATTCTTTAATAACACGAACTTCTTGTTCTTTACTTTCAATTAAGACTTTTGCCTTATTGATTTTTTCGGCGGATTCTGCCAATTGACGGTCTTTTTCTTCTAGCATTGATAGTAGACTACGTGTGTCAGCCTTCTCATTGAGATGAGTCGAACTATATTCACTAGCATATGCTTCAAAAATCTTACGACCAAAATTGTTTTCACGTGCAATTTTGATATCTTCTTTCAATTGACCTAATTCACCCTTGAGGTGACTAGTAACGGCAGAATTTAAACGCTTAGAACTTTCTGTTACAAACTTGTTCTTCAGTAATTCTAATTGTTTGCGTCCTTCAGCAACTAACTTAACCTTTGCTTCAACTACAGCTTGTTTGTCTTGTGCGAATTCTTTGATTTCACGTGCTAAGGCGTGAACAACAAATTGCTCAAGTTTTTCTTGACCTTCTAACTGTAGTTTACGATCATTACGTAATTCTTTGATTTCTTCTGCTAATTTAGTAACCATAAAGTCATTAAATTTTGCAGCATTTTCACGTAACTTGATCTGCGCTTTTACGCGGTCTTCGTTCATTGCTTGTCTTTCAGAATAGAACTCACGTATCTCTTCCTCTAGATTTGCAGTTACCATTTTATCAAGGGCTTCCACCATTACATTCTTATCATGCTCATATCTTTGTGCGAATTCTTCGTGTAATTCTGCACGTACTTGCTCACGAGCCTCATTCAACTTAGATTCCCATGCCTCATTAATTGCTTGGCTGGTTTCTTCATTGATAATTCCGCTCTCAAGTAATGGTTTAATAGCATCAAACATGCTTGATTCCCCTTATAGCTTGAGATCCTTGATAAGACGAACCACTTCGTCCTTCAGGTATCTCTGTACTTTTTTGTCGTTTTGTGCATCTTTTGCTATTCCTAACAATTTATGTCCATGCTTCATATTCATCATGCCTTCATAAATTGCTTTTGGATAAGCATTAGGCGCACTAGGCTGTGCGACAATATCCACAGTGACTATTTCAAAGTCACTAACCTTACCAGTAGCATCATCAACGTTTCCGCTTCCTCTACTACTAACACCTAGTTTTACACCACTCTCTAACATCGTTGAAACAAGTTGTCCCATTGGAGTAGGTAATATTTTTAGTTTGCCAAAACCATTAGGACCGTCCATCCACATATTAGTAATCATATGTGATACACGGTCTAAATTGATTTTTAAATCGTCTGGATGATCAACTTCACCTAAAACACTGTTGCCTTCGGTGATCTGTTCCATCAGTTGTTCTACTGCAGATTCAATTTGATCGACAGGGTAAACACGCTCATTAGCGTTCTTTACCCCACCCTGAATGAAGATCCCTTTCATATAAAGGGACTTCTTATTTTCACCGTCACTAACGCTTTCAATGACCATGTTAGCACGGTCAAACGTTAGATTCTCTCTAAGATACAAAGCCATTTGCTTTAGAGTTCCTTATTTCTTAATAATTTTTTTTACAGACTTCTTGCTTTCACCTAGTGGACTTTTGGTATTTGATCCATTGTCTCCGTGTTTTGGACTAGGAGCTTTTTCTAAGTTCATGCCTTTCTGTGATGGACGATTCTTCCACTGACTTGCGTGTTCTATATCTTTAGTGTCAGGGCTTGCTAATCCACCTTTTGTTCCACCTGTTGAGCTTTCGCCGCTGAAGTTAACTGGCTTAGCACCTGTTTGTGTAACTTTTGGCTTTGTTAGTGTTGGGCTTTTTGATTGTGCACCATTGTCACCACCAATTTTGCTGTCATACAAACCTGGCACTTTGTTTAATTGCACAGATTCTTCAAGGCTTTCTTCCTCATCATCTTCTTCTTTAGCTTCGGTAACGTCTTCTTCGTCGTCATCCTCTTCTTTAGCTTCCATCATATCTTCGTCGCCCATGTCGTCATCCATGTCGCCCATGTCGTCATCCATGTCGCCCATGTCGTCATCATGGCCCATTATTTCTTCGAATTCTGCCATTAATTGATCTAGCTTATCTTCTAGGTCAACCACACGATCTTCTAGGTCTTCAGATTCTTCTTCGTCGCCAAAACCTTCTTCATCATCGATTTCGATGTCAGCAAACTCATCTTCATCTTCAGCCATGCCTTCTTCATCAGACATTACATCAGCTTCGATTTCATCTAGTAATCCACCGGACATGTCTTCTGACATTGCTTCTTCGTCCATTATTGACTCATATATTTCTCTTGATTTTTCAACCACTATATCGTGAAATAATGCACGTGCTTGTTCTTCGTTCTCATTGATAATTAACTCAATAAGCTGTTCAAATTTTCTGTTATCCATTGTAAATTTCTCCTTTAGAAATGGCTTTGTAATAGTTATTTATTGGGTATATAAAAAAATAGCACAAAATGTGCTATTTTTTTGCGTTTTTTTGTAGAATATAGGATTTTTACGCTACGGGTTGGGCTGGTGGTTTATATTGTTTTCTAACTTTTTCTAAATTTTTTGCTTTTTCGAAATTTCTAACATCAAGCATTTTACGTAGTTTTCTAATTTGACGTAATGTTAGTTTTGTTTTACGGCTTTCTTTCCATTTAGGTTTACTGTTATCAGATTCAGTGTCTTGATAACCGGGTACCGCTGGATTGAACATTTCAAAAAGTTTCATAAT